ACAGTGCTTATACCCAAGCACTACATCCCTCCCTTGCAACAAGCTAGTGAAATTACAGTCTCATTCTATGGGGCCAAGCATGAGTCTTTCAAGCTGAATCCTTCGAACATGACGATAAAAATATTTCCTGATAAGGACTGTGCTCTATTGACTTTAAGTAAAGCAATGTATTTTGCTGATATTAGGAAATTCTTTATGACCGACAAAGAGTTTGATGAGTATGATGAGAGCAGAGGGGAAATAGTGGTGCCAGAAGGAGACACCTTGGTAGAGTACGAGATAACATTGCTGAATGTTGTTGGGCAGTATGAAGCTTATGATGAATTGACGGGAAACACCTACACTACGCGTGATGCCATTGATTACACCTTCCAAAAGAAAGGAGTCTGTGGCTCGATAGTGTTTGCACGCAACACTGTGCACCCCATTATTGGTATTCATATAGCTGGTAACCATGGTTCTGATAAAGGTACCGGCGCTAGGATACGAGCTTCTGAGTTATCCACTGAACGTGCATTTGATATGGCTCCCCTACCATTTGAGTTGGACGAGATTTGCACGGATTTCGGTCCTGATGTAAATATTGAGTACTTGGGCAAGCTAGACCCATCTATGGTGCCTTTTTGCCCAACTAAGTCTGGCCTAACCCCATCACTTATTAGCGAATGTTTCCCAACGCCAACTGTTACTCAACCGGCTATTTTATCTAATAGAGATGCTAGGTACGCTCACGATGCAACCCCGCTTATACATGGGGTGCGAAAACATGGCAAACCGACACTGGACTTTGACAGGGACTTGGTCCTAGCTTCATCTCAATTTTGGAGTACTTTCCTTCTACAGAAGAAGTGGGGTTTTGATCATAAGGTGCAAGTGTACTCGCTCGAACAGGCTGCTTTAGGGCGAGAAGATGTAACTGGTTACTATGATTGGCTTCCCGATGATACTTCAGCTGGATGGCCATATAATACGATGATGAAAGAAGTTGATGGTGTGAGGGTTATGGCCACGAAGAAGAAGCATTGGATGAAATTTAAACGGGATCCTATCTCGGATAGGCCAGTAGGAGTCGAATTTGACCCTCTCCTCTTAGAGCATTATAACCGTGATATGGAGTACCGTCGCCAAGGGGTTTTAGCTCCGATCGTTTTTCAGGATGTACTTAAGGATGAAAAACGAAAGATAGCTAAACTCATGAAGCCTGGAGGTACTCGAGTTATCTCAATGTCGCCAGTCACAGCATCCTTGGCATTAAGACAGTATACGCTCGACTTCACTTCTCATTTACGCTACCATCGGATTTCAAATTGGATAGCCGTAGGCATCAATCCTGATGGGCCAGAATGGGGAATTTTAGCTAGGCGTCTGCTTTCTAAGGGGGATAATATGTTTACTATCGATTTCACCAATTTCGGTCCTGGGTTAAATGCCGATGTAGCTTATGAGTTCAGTGCCATGCTTACAAGATTTTATGAGCTAGAAATGGGCGAAGACTACTCTCAAGAAGATCGTTTAGTCACACGTACTCTAATCCACGAATTGGTCAATAGTATTCATATGGCAGGAGGCACCATGTACAGAACCAAAGCAGGATCCCCATCGGGAGCGGCAATAACTGTTGAAATAAATTCTTTTGTGCACCTTATGTATCTCACAATTTGTTGGCAAATAATTGCAAGAATAATCAAACAATTAAAATCAACTGGACAGCGCCCGGAGGAAGTACTTTATCGAAAGAGGTATGCGGAAGTGTATTCTTATTTTACCGCACTTGGGGTTAAGCCTGCCGACTACACGCGGATGGACAGTAGTTTCGATGAGTTTCTCAGTAATGTAGTTGGTGTGGTTTATGGTGACGATGGGTTATTCAGCGTTACAGATGCATATAAACAGGTGTTCAATGCAAGAGTCATCCAGTTAGTTTTGGCAGCACATGGTATAGTTGCTACAGACGCAAATAAAGGAGATGATACTATGACGACTGGTTCCATCTATGACATGACATTCCTGAAGAGATCTTTCACTCCCCATCCATTACATTCGGGACAGTGGGCTGCACCAATAGATGAAGATGCTATTACCGAGTGTGCCAGGTGGATACACAAATCGGGCACTGAGGAAGCTATGACTTTGACCAACGTGCAGGCCAGCCTACTATTATCGTATGGGCATGGCCCCAACTTTTTCCGGGAGTGGAAATTAGAGTTGGACAAATATCTGAGACAAGTTGGGTTGCC